TTGAAGAATGTAATGAAGTATCTAATCCAGAGTTAGCTTTTAAATCATCTGTTACTTCTTCTACCTTACCATACTTAGAATGAGTATGTATACGTAGACCACCTGTAACACTACTACCAGAATATGTATCATACTTATCTATTGTAGTTTCAGTTGTGTCGCTAACATCATTAGATATAACTTTACATACTAAAGCTAATCTTTCATCGTCATTATACCATGCAAAATAACTATTTGGATAACTTCTTTTATCTGTAGCCATTTAATCTCCTATGCTGATGCAATAAATATTTCTAAATCTACTGCTACTGAGCTACTTTCATTTAATGCTCTAATATCTGTAATAGCATCTAATGTTGGGCTATCTAAATCACCTGCTGCAGCATCAAATGCAGCATCAAAAGTGTTTAATATTAAAGATTTACCTTCTTCTAATAAAAACCATGCACATTCATCATCTGTTCCATTAGAATCATTATCTCTTGCTATTTGAAGTTTTACACCTTCGCCTGCTGCAGAATTTAAATTTGTTATTCTTAAATATTTCATTTCATCAACTTTAAACTTTCCTGCTGCAACTTCTGTACCATCATCTCCAGTTGTTTCTAATAATGTTATTGTACCACTTCCACTTACAGGTACAGTTAATATTCTTTTAAAAACTTCACCTATAGAAGAAACTGTTGTAGTAGTTGTACCACCTTGGTTTTTCCCATTTAAGTTAATAGACTCATTTATGGTTACAGTTAAAGTTGATGCTGTTAATGTACTTGCCATATTTACTCCTAAGCTGAAGCTATAAAAGCTTCTAAATCTACAGCAGCACTATTTGCTGTTGCTTTTATTCCTGTTAAATCTTCTAATGTTGCACCTGATATATCTCCATAATCTACAACTCCAGTGCTAGTGCTACTTACAATTAAATAACTTGCTCCAGGGTCTAAGCGTACACTAAAATCTGTACTATTAGCACCTTCTATATTTAATGTGACATAATTACTATCATCTTTATTTGTAAGCCTAATATATCTTATTCCTGCAGCAACATAAGTTCCACTACTAACTGCAGCGCCAAAAGAGCAAACAGTTACTTCCGAAGTAGGTATTGTTACAATTCGATTTGTAACTTCATTTATAGAACCTATAGATAAAGTATTAGTAGCACCCTGATTCTTACCATTTAAATTGATAGATTCTGATATAGAAACTGTCATTGTTGCGGCTGTTACTGTACTTGCCATTTATTACTCCTATTTTAATGAATCAGACGTTTCGTCTGTATCATCTTTTAATAATTTATGCGAGTCTGCCAACATAGGCACCTTCACATATCTATCATTGTTATCTAAAATTTCAACTCTTGTTATGTCTATAACAGAGTCATCTAATTTATACCATCTTTGTTTTGAATTTAAATTTTGTATTTTTTCTGTAGTATAATGTTGTACTTTGCCTGACATATCCATTAATGCGTCATTTATAAGTTGAATCATATACTGTTCGGGTTGCCTTCCCATTGTATATTCTATTTGTTGTATTAATTCTTTAACTGTCATCTCTACCTCCACCAGTAGTAGCAGGAGCCATTTGTCTAGGCGGTTGCACACTTGCAACACCCATCATTTGCAAAGACTGCACATAATCTTGTTTTAATGCTGTAATCATAGGAACATAAAGCTCTGTATCTTCTTCTGAAGCAAGTAAATATTCAGCCATTTTAATTGCAGCATATAAAACCACAATGTACTCCATATCATTAGATAAGTTAGCTATATTACTATCACCATTTGCTATTTGTGTAAGTGGTAAGTATAATACTTCTGCAGTTTGACTACCAGTCGGGTCTGGAAACACATTAAGTACAGAGTTTTTAATAAAATATACTGGGTCTGTTTCTTTTGCGTGCATCAAATCATTAGTATCTGTAACTCTAGATGCTAATATAGGAGACACTTGTCTACATATTTGATTAAACCCTTTTGAATCTTTTCTTGTTACAGCCATTATAGGCCCAATAGTGTTTGTATTTAATGCAAGTGTAGAAGGTGAATTACTAAGTTCTGTATGCGTAACACACTCTAATAACTTATCAGGAGGCAAAACATTATATAGCTGCTTAAGACCATCTCTTAAAAATTGGTCCATAGCATCAGTATCTGTTGATATTGCTTCTCCTACTAAGTCTTGTAATTGTGCATTAAATGTTGCCACTATCTACTATTCCTATCTGCTATATCTTGGTCCATAGTTGTTGTGCTAAACTCTACTTTAGTTTGCCCACTCCAAGTTTTTCTCATATTTATATAGTTACTCATTTTTTCAGAGCTTGTTTTAAAATTTTTTTTATGCTTACAACTGCCTGGCTTTACCGTTTTTTCGCAGTCTTCACAGTATATAAATATAGCCATTATATTTTAGTTCTCCCAATTATTTTATACATACTACTCTCCTGTAAATGTACTACTTGCTACTAATGCTTGTGCTTCTGTTTTAGTTAAAACTGTAAAGTTAGGATAATCTAATCCATAACCCAGCTCCATAAGCTCTGTAAGTACACCATCTTTCATAGACCATTCACCTTTAATAATAACATAAGACTTATCATGTGAATATCTAGGTGGTCCTACTTTACCACTAAATATAATATCAGTCCATGTAGGTGCTGACTTGTAAGTTACTTCTTCAGTCTCTTCATCAACTGATTCTACTATAGGGTATAACCCTTTTATTTTGTCACCAACAGCACTATTAAATGCACTGCTAGGTATACAAAAATACATTTCATAATGTGCCATTATCTATGACTCCTTTTACCTGCTTTATAATTTCTTAATATTTCGGGTGCGTCTAATGCTGTATTATATAATATAACATCATCAATAGCTCCACTTACTTGTCTATCAGATAGCCCACCACTTTTACCAATAAATAAATCAGAAGTTGTAGCTGCTGCATCGTTAGAATTAGTTTCTGTATCTGTTTGTACACCATTTGTATATATTTTTCTATTTGTTCCATCAGCAGTTACAGTTATATATGTCCAAGTATCTGCTGTAACTCGTGCGCTAGCAGATGTCTGGTTACTATTATTACAAGCATTTAAAACTTTTCCATCAGTATGTACATACATACCATACCCATTTGTACCATTTGCACCAGTTTCTAACGCTACTATTCTTTGATAATCATTTCCAGTTAAAGGTAATTTAACCCAAGCTGCTATAGTATATGAACCAGTTAACTTTATAGTATCACTATTACTTACCTTAGCGTACCCAGGAACTAAATCCGCTTCTGTTCCTGAAGGAAAATTCAAACTATTAGTAGTTCTTTGTCTATTCATGAAAAACCCTTGTGAATCTCTTGAACTGTCTACACCTGCAGTAATAAGCATTGTTTCTGTTATATTGGTTGGAGTTCCATCTCTATTATTGCCTGTTAAATCTTGCCAAGTTGCAAGTCCGTTATTCCTCCAATAACCTATTAAATTACTAGAACCACTATGGGTTGTAGCATTAAGAGCTAACCCGTCATTATATAATTCTGTTACTTCTGTTGCAGACAATTCTTTATTCCATATAGAACATTCTGTTACTGCTCCATTAGCATAAAGATTTCCTTGTAATCTTGCTCCTATAGCAACAACACTATCTTTGTTTTCCATTCCTTCGTATGAACCACCACTAAAATTAGTATCATCAATAACTTCTCCGTTTAAGTATATAGCTACTCCAGCATCAGCATCAGATTCATTTCCGTTATAAGTCGCTACTACATGTATCCATTTTCCTTCATAAGATGTTAGTGCAGCATTGTAGTATCTTCCTTGATAAGCACCAGCACTGTTATCAAATACCCAAAATGTTAATTTATCAGTAGAGCCTGTAACAAAAGACCACTCTCTATGACTGCTGCTATCTTTGCATATAATTGGAAAATTAGTAGCATCATTCATATTTATCCAAGCAGATAGTGAAAAAGATTCATCATCATTACTTCCGTCTGTAAAACTAAAATCATTATGGTCAGCTATTGATACATAATTATTACGCCCATCAAACCATGCTAACTGATTATAAGACTGTAGTGCTGTTTGAGGTATATCAAGTTGTTGGTCTGCATCTGTCCATCCTGATGCTACACCAACTTCTTTAATCTCTACATCATCAATTTCAAATACTAAAGCAGTTGTGGTTGCAGGATTTACTATTAATAAACCTCCTGTAGCACTCCCTGCTACTATAGTTGTTTCATATTGGACTTCACTATCTGTTATTTGACCACTTGTTCCACCACCACCAACTGTAGTAATAGTTCCTGCAACATCACCATAATACATTGTTATTGTACCTGGGTCAAGCCCGCTAACTCTTTTTAAATTTGCTCTAATTCTATATGTCCTTCCAACAACTGGAGTTCCAGCATTAGCTACAGCTAAACTAGCTCCTTGTACAGCATTTGCTGTTGTAGTGGTAACTCTTAATTTTCCACCTGTTACAGATTCTGTAGTTCCAGTTCCATAAGCGCCCCAATTATTAGAACCTGCCATAGTTTTATCATTAGTAGCTGAAATAGTATTATCACCATAAAATGCAGTTGTTGCGTTGTGTTTATCGTTTATTGGCTCTACTTTAAAATCTTTTAACCATATAGTAGATTGTTCAGAAACCACAGTTCCCGTTAATAAACCAAATATATAATGACCTGTTGTATTAACTGCTAATATATTAAAACTTTGTTCTACAAATTCAGTAGAGTTAGTTGCGCCACCTTGAGGCGACCCTGTTATACTTGCTCCTTGAACTTTAAAGTTTACATTAAAAGAAGAGTCAGATACTTTAACTTTATATGAAATTTTATATACATTTCCTACAACTAAATCTTTTGTCAATATATAACTATCTCTTAAATAAGCATACATTCCACTTGTAGAATCTAAATAAGTATATTTAATAGCATTTAAATCTGAATCTACAGTCACTTGAGTATCTCCAGTATCAAAATCTACCCAACCATCTTTAGTTGTTCCTGCTGTTATTCCCGAATCAACTATATTATCACATATACCTGTATTAGAAGCATCAAGTACATAAGACTGATTACCTCTATGACCTTCATTCATTGGGTACCATAGTTTAAGATTAGAGTTAGTTAGCGATGTACCACCTCTATTTAATGCTAATTGTTCTGGGTTGAGATAATCATACATTGCATCATCTGCTGTCCAAGCTAAATCCCAAGCTTGTAAATCAGACATCATTCCATCAAAAAATCTTGTTGAGTTAGATAACATTCCTACATACCTAATATATAAATCATCGTCATCACCAGCTGTAGCTAAAGTTGCAGTCCCATCTGCAACTCCATTTACATAAAAAGTTAAAGTTCCTGCCCCATCATAAGAATATACTACTCTGTACCAAGTATTTAGATTTAAAGCAGTATTTGAATCTCTATATGTTGTATTACCTAAATCATATATAGTTAATTTACGATTTGTATCAAAACCTAGATAATTTGAAGAATATGTCCCACCTGCAGATATAATATTATCAGCATTACTAGCAGGAGTTGTATTAATATTTATCCATACTGCTAAAGTCCATTTATCAGTAGAAATAGGTATATTACTTCCTGTATCTAAATAGTCAGTAACACCATCAAACTCTAATGCTCTACCTGAATATATTTGTGCGTGATTGTTGTTACCAGAAGTATCTAATCCTCTAGCTCGTGTTGGTTTAACTATTTGTTGTATTGTAGCTGCCATTATGAAAGTGTCCCATTATTTGAGCCATGTGAATCATTAGCATCTGCACTAAGATTCCACCATGATACTAAGTTTGTTTTTTCGCTGTCTGTTAATCCAGCATAATTTTTATTCATTATAGATTTAATTTCAGGCTCAGTTAATACTCTATCTTTCCATATACCAACATTACACATATAGCCATAAAAGTCTCTATCATTTTGACCTGTAGAAGAATTTCCAAAGTATAAATCAATAGCAGCATCGTTTGTATCAGTTAGCTCATGGTCTTCAGTATTAACATTCTCAACTCCATTAATATATATTTTTCTTCCAGCACCACCTGAAGCAGGTACTACTACTGTAATATGATACCATTTATTTTCTGTAATAGCTTCTGTGTTTGAATAAGTAGCATCTCTTCCACCATTATTAATATCAAGATATACTCTACCATTACTTCCAAACACACTAACTGCCCAGCCACTATCTGCAATAGTCAGTGAAGGACCTTTTCCTACTAATACCGAATTTACTAAATCAATAAAATAAACCCAACATGTTACACTAAATGCAGATGTTCCCATATCAATAGAAGAATCACTTCCACAATTAATATAATCATCTACTCCATCAAAAAATGCAGCACCATCACTTACAGGTACTACACTGCCTGCATCATACTTATGCTTTAATACAAGATTGTCTGTTACTATACCAGGTCTTATAGGTTTAGAGATTGCTCTTGATAAGTTACTACCTAATCCTAAAGGCATATTAACCTATATAAGCTATTACTGCACCAGAAGTTAAATCTATACTAGTCCAACGACCATAAATAGTCATTCCTGCTGGTATAGTTTCTGAAGCCATTGTGTTACCATTATATGAACCTACACCATAACCATTTGTAGTATCTGCAGGTGTTAAGGCATTAAACACAGTATCTTCTATACATTGTATTGCTACAAAGTTTCCTGAGTGTACAGAAGTGTCTGATATAAATTTAGCTCCAGCCTGACCTAAAGCAGCATTTTGTGCTTCTACGACTGTAAGCTTATGTAAACTTGAGTTTGCCATTTTATTCTCCTTTTGAGTGTACTTTAAGCTCTGGCATGAGCATGAACGTACTTGTTATAAAAAATTCTTAGTAGATTCGGGGCAAGCCTTTTATATGACATGCCCCATAGTTCTACAAAACTATTAAACCTTATTGTTTTGGTTTAACTAAATGGTGTAGCAGCATCTCCATTTGATTGAAGTTCTGCTTCTACATACCACCTGTTATTAGCAACACCAACTAATGTTACTTTGCCTGACAAACCAGTAGTTGTCCGATTTAATGTAATAATTCGGTCATTTGTTTCGTCAGCAACAAAGTTTTCCATAGCTGCTGCAGTTTGGTCAGCTGTATCTGACATTGATGCCCAACCTTCAAACAAAGTAGTTGATGCATCTGATGTAATTGTATGACTATTACTTGTTGCGCCATCAAAAATTACTTTAATTACATCTCCAACTTTTGGAACTGGTAATGTAACAGCACATCCATCTAGTTTAGTTACAACATACACATGTCCAGAAGCTGCTGTAAAGTCAGCAGTTTTAGCTGTAGTTTTTAAATAACTAGGTACTTGACCATAGCTATTGCTACTTGAGTTTAATACGTCACTTCTCATATAACTAAGCTCCTTCTATGTTAAACAACGCATGTGTTTCAGGAAGAGTTATTTCAAGACCTGCTTCTGTAAGAATCATATCTTTTCTTAAATCCTCATCTGCTTGTTGCACATTTGTTGTAATTGATGTATCACGATTAATACCATTACCAACTAATGGTCTGTAAGATACGTGGTCTAAATCAACTAAAGCCATAAATGTTGAAGCTAAACCTCTAAATAAAGGTTCTTTCACAAGTGATAAATCACCATGAATTGTTTCAATCTTCATTATTTTATGACCGAAAGTTCCATTAGAACGCTCAAACATATATCTTCCAGGATTATCTTCTGTACCACCAAAAGAATCATCTATAAAAGAACTACCACCTATTTTATTAAATAGAGATATAACAGGTAATGAACATAATGCTAATTTAGATGCGCTTCCGCCTCTTGCAGGGTCAAAAACAACTTCTAAATCAGAAAGGAAGTTATCGTATGTCATAGAACCTGAAGCTATAGATTTATGATAAGCTGCACCTTCTGTGTAAGAAAGTTGATTTGCATCCGTTTGAGGAGCTGCACCTTCAGCAATAATATGACCTACAATACCTTCAGTGTATTGAACGCCACCAACAGAAGCTCTTTGTCCAAATAACATTGCTCTTTCAATGTCAATTTTATGTTCTCTTAATTTAAGATTCCATATTCTTTGCCATTCATCAGCATATCCTCTGTACACAGTAGCTCTAGCTGTATTAGACATTTCACATGCAGTTTTAAATATTTGAGTAAAACCATAATCATTGTCTAATTTTTGCGAAAATACATCTGGCGCACCAGAACCTTCAGCAAATGCTGTTCCAATTACTTGGCATTTTACTGCTGTACTAGAACCATCAATAGTAACTGCAGATGTTGAGTTTTCACGTAACCATCTAACTTCTATTTCTGTTGCTGAATTTACGCCTGTAACAACACATGTTGCTGCATTTGTTCCTTCACCCATACCAGATATAGTAGATGAAACCATAAGTACCATGCCTTTAATTATCCATGGTGATGAAGATATAGTCATTGTGTCTGTAGTATCTTCTGCTATAGCACCAAGATTACTTGATGTAGTAAAGCTTCTATCAGTCATTGCAATTTTAGTTCTATCTTCTAAAAATCTAAATTGCGAGTCTGCTGTAGGTACTTTACCTACATTTGACAAGTATACAAAAAATGGTGACTCTTCTGGGGCTAACTCAGCAATTCTATCACTAAAGTCATACAGTCTTCTTGTGCTTAAATTTGCACTGTCTACTGTATTGCCGCCAGGAGTACCAAATTTTACTTGGCCTGTTTCATAATTAGCCATTTTTTTTCTCCTAAGTTATATTATAATTTACAATACATTAGTACGACTACCAGCTTTTAAAATACCATCCCACATAGCATCTTCGTCAGACTTAGGAGTTTGAGGAGCTTGTCCTTGTAATACACCGCCTTGAGCAGGTGTTCCTTGTGTTTGACGTACACTATCAAGTGGTCTTTCTATTTGCTGGCCTTGTTCAGAGTTAGCTACAGCTCTCCACATTTTAATAGCGCCATCAACACCATACTCAGCAGGATTTTGTGCTGCAAAATTCATAAAAGAGTCTACTTCTTCTGGGCTTAAGCCTCTTTGTTGTAGTTCGGTCTTTAACTGCATTTCGCCTTGATTTCTTTGTAATCCTTGCATTTGTTGGTTAACAGCTCCATTTATAGAGTCCTGTAGTTCTTGTTGTCTGAACTTGTACGATTTAGACTGTGGGTCATTATAGGCTTCCCATGGGTCAAATTCATCTTTAGCTAATTCAATACGTTCAGGTTGTGCTGGTTGACCTTGTCCTTGTACCATACCAGTTATGGTCTGGGTTATATCTGGACGAGATTCCAATAATTGCCCTATTTTTTCATATTGCTTTAGTTTAGAGTTTTCCGCTGCGAGTTTATCCTTTTCACTTTGGAAGTACTTTGCTTGTTCTTCCCAGTTTCCAGAAGTCTCCTGCGTATTAACACTTTCGTCTTGCCCTACATTATCAACGGTTTCACCTTCTAGATGTCCGTTTTCATATGCGTCACTCATTTGTTATCCTTCCTGCAATGTCTCGTCACCTTGTTGAGTTTGACTACCATTTACACGTAATCTCTCGGATTCAAGTTTCACTGCGTCTTTTAACCTACCTGTTGCCAATTTGTTAGCGGCACGAGATTCATACTTCTGCTCGGCCAGTTGGCTTTTAAATTTCTCAACTTCAGTACGTTTTCTAGCTGCAACACTTTCTCTATCTGCAGTTTGTAAGTCGCCTGAAAGCTTTTTAAGTTGTTCTTGCGCCTGTGCAAGCATACCCTGTAATTTACTAACTTCGTCAGTTCTTTGCAATACCCCTTCTTTGTCAAAGATTTCAGTCTTTTTAAGTGCTTCTACTCTATCTATTAAACCTGCTTGATAAGCTTCCATATACAATTGGAACTCACCATACTTATTAGATGGTAATGTAGAGCCTCCAAGTATACGCACATCAAATTGACCTACTGTAATATCATTTTCAATTGACATTAACTCATTAGTTTTATCATCGTATAAACGAGCATTTACCGTGAACTCACTTATATCATTGTTAGGTTGTACTATTCTAAACGTCTTTTTAAATCTATAGTGTTGTCTAGCCATATTATATATAACTTGACCTAATCTTTTCATTGACCCTTCAATATCTCTTAACTTAGACTTTGAACGTCTTTGTCCAACATTCTCCATCATCATAGTAGCTGAGTATGTTCTAGGTGCTGCATCTGTACTACCTTGCATCATTTCAAATATACCAATATTTAAATCAATATAACCTTCAATCATTTTAGGTAATGTTAAAATACTACCTGATAATGGTTGTGGTGAAGGAAAATGAGGTTCCCCAAAAGATGGGTCATATTCGATAGTAGCATTAGGATTCGCCCAATCTCGTTCTAGTTCTTCAATATCACTAACACTACCTTGGGGAACTAAAAGCTTCAAACCTGCTGAAGCCTGTGCGTGTGATGTAATGAGGGAAACCGTCTTGTTGAGGAACCTTTGAAATGCTTTATTCTTTCTTACATCACTCATTGGGTATGGTGTGTTGGTCCATATGTTTGGTACTGGTATAACAGGATATATATCTGTATCACATATCATTTCATACAATACTATTTGACCAACAGTACATGTTAACTTAATTCTTGTTTGTGTTACTTCAACAAAATCAATAAGTCCAGACTTTATAGCTGCAGCAAAGTCTCTATCTTCTGCCATTGCAGCAAACTGTTCTTGAGTCATTATTCTTTCATCGCCAGTTCTAGCGTCAACAACTCTATAATAAGGTACTCTTACCTTTTTGTAATGTTCAAGTAATCTATACTTTTCAATATGATAGTCTTTATCTTTTGTATTATCTGGCGTAAAGCTTTCCATAGTCGTTCTATTAGTTGCATCAGGATAGTCCTCCTCCTTGTTAAATGTTTCTATCTCATCTATTAATAATTTTTCTGAGTCTTCACTTATGGGTTGACTCATTTGTGGATATAAATCTATTAACTGCTGTCTTGTTAATATAGTTGACACTATAATACCTGAAGCATCATCAAAATATTTATGTCTAGAGTTAGGGTCTACATAAACTCTAAAAGGGTCTACGTAAGTAAATTTAACTTCACCTCTACCAAAATCAGCATCTCTATCTAGATATGCATAAAAATAACCAAGACCAGTAACAGCGTAATCATGAACAACTTGCTTAAATACTTCGTTACCATCTGATTTGTCCCACACATATTCTAATATAGTCTTCCATACGTTTGCTATTTTATTATCAGAATCTTCTCTGCCTACTGCACTAAACTTAGGTTGTTTAGATGTAACAATTGCTTTAAACTGTTCTATTGCAGCATACAGCCTATCCATAGGCATAGATGACTGATTGCGTGAATCTAGTTCATCAAGCTCTGATTGTGAAAAATGATTACCTAAATAAAAGTCAATATCTTCTCTAGCGGCTACATCCCAGTCTTGTCTGGCATCTCTCCATCTATCAAACAACTCATTTATTTCTTTTACTCTTAAATCTTCTTGTATCATAGTATATAATATAGTATTATTTCCTAGCTCCAGTCAACCAATTATATGCTTTACGTGGTTTTGTCCAAACGCCAGATTTATTTTTACTTTTCTTTTTACGTTTAGGTTGACCTTTAGCAAACTGTGTCGCAAGCCAAAACGCATCAATAGTATCATCATGACTTCCTTTTGGGAAATCAAGCAACTCACCTATAAATTCATGCATTTCTTTTTTAATATGTACAGCGCCTGCTTTAAACATTGGCTGAAGCCCTTCAAATAATCTATCCTTTTTCTTTTGATTGTAATTCTTAATACCTTTTTCTATGCCTGGTAAAAACATTCCTTCTGCTTTACTACGTTTCATAACATAGTCTCTTAACATTTCTTGGTATGCAATTGTTTCTATGTTTATTCTTCGTATCGGCTGGTATCGTTTTGCAATTTCAAATATCTTGTCTGCACAGTCCATCGGTAAAACTCGTTCCCTCCAATATTCAATAACATAGTAATCATAGCTATCAGTAACGCCAATAACCATAATAACACTATAGTCGTTCCTAACACCAACTGTTGAGGCAGGGTCAACACCAATGTATATATTAACGTACTCTTGTCTCCCGTCATCCATTTTAATATACCAAGAATCATACTCTTGGTCATACCTAGCATAACCTTTATACTGTGCATTATTTATATCTTCCTCGCTAAATATTTGGTCTTCAGGCGATTTAGCCTGATTCATGTATTCTTGGTAAAACTTTGCAGGTGTGCCTGAATCTATATAAAACTGTTTACGTTCTTCTAGTTTTTTAATAGGCCATCTAGAGGGCCATATAGGACTACCATCTTCTATAGCTTTTCTAGTAAACACCTCCCAAGCAAACTCTTCACCTGTTTTTTGACATTCTTGATGTTTAGTGACTAGTCCATTTAAAAAACTATCATAATGTACAATAGTTCCATTACACCATAAAAATCCTTTTTTATCAAAATCAATAGCTGGATATACCGCAGCTGTAACCCATTCTTTTATTTGACGTCTAGAGTCAGGCGTTTTAGTATTTAGCTCTGATTCAAAGTCATCTAGCACAATTCCAGTATATCTTGTAGAGTTTTGTTTTTTACCTCTTAATCTTTGCGATGCACCTTTACCAATCATTCTACAACCATTTTTAAGTGTAAACTCTGTTTTAGTCCACTTATCACCTTCAAGGTCTCCAAAGTAGTAATGTATAGCTGGATTACTATAAATATGATTTTGAATCCATGAAATGTTATCTACAGCCTGGTCCTGTGCTTCACCTACCCATGCTATAAATTGAGGCTCATCTTTGCTTGCAAACAAAAACTTATGCATAATAGCAGTAGCAGCCATAGTAGACTTTGCATGGTCTCTAGGTAAGACAAGTGCTAATTGCTGTTTTTGTGGGTTTAAAAATAATTCACCAACTTGCCTATGAAAATCAGGTGTTGCTGATGCTAAAAAGTCTTGTGGGCTAAATAGTTTGCCAAATGTAATTAAATCATTGTATGCTAAATGAAGAGCTTCTTCATTTTTACTAACATTACCATTAAGATTTAAATTGGCCATTAAGGTTGATAAGGGTTGTTTCTTGCTGCCGCTAATAAAAATGCAGCTAAATTCTTATCCATCCCTTTATATTCTGGCCTTTCATTCATAGAACGAATAGCTCTAGCACGAAGACCAGCGTCTAAACTACCAAACTGCTCATCATCAAGAAATCTGTCTCCAAGAACAGAAATCATTTTTACTGTGCTATCTGGGTTTAAAACTCTAAATAATCTTTCTAAGTCTCTATTCATAGATATAGTTGCAACTTCAGCTATTTTAGCTTTAGGGTCTGCATTTTCTATTAATTTATCTATTTCTGAATGTGCGCCTTTTAACTCACTAGGAGATACACCGTATGCAGTATAGTTATATATAGCTTCTAATAAACTACGCTCACGATAAGGTTGAGACTTAAACTCTTCGTAATCATATCCTGCTTGTTTTTGTTTCATATTAAAAATCCTTTATAAGCTCAAAATGAGGAAAATCATCAAAATTATTATCATCTACCTCAAAGTTTTTATTCCAATCGCCTCCCCAGCGAATATTTATTTCCATAGATTGAGCAATGCCCAAGACAAAGCCAGCAAAAAGGTGGAAACGCTCTCTATCATTCCAATCAATAGGATAGGGAACAACATCAGCAGCCCTACTAGGACTAGCGTTATGACGACCATTTGGGTATTTAACTTTAGTTTTACCTTCTTCATAAAGTTTGTTTTGCCTTTCCTTGCTTCTGTGTCCTTCAATAACAGAACAATCTACATGTTTAATAACTTCATTAAATAAATCCTGTAAATCTTCATGACATGTTGCTAAATTTTTTCTTGACCTGCTTCCAAATCTTGGCATTATCCCTCCTTACCACAATCACATTTAAATTTTCTAGGCATTTTCTGTAATACTTCTAACAACTCAATTCTACCTTCAAGTTCTTTTGTTTTTTTATCTAATTCATTATCTTCAAATACATACTTCATAATTTTATCTAAGCTAAAATGTTTAGCTACAGCGTTTATTATTAATTTAGATACTATCATTCAAGGTCCATTAATATTTCTTCTAATCTATCAAATCTATTATCTAGTTG